GAAACACTCGAACCGCCACTGCCGCCAATCGACGCGCGCACCGAAGCCGTCGCCGAACGCCTGTTCGGACTCAAATTTGCACTCCGCAAGGACGATCCGAAACACATCCACGACGAATGGGAGCATGCGGCCGACTGGATCCACGACGGATACGTTCGCCAAGCCATCGAAGTGCTCGCCACCGCCGACCAAGCGCAACCTGCGAGCGCCGACGGATCCGATTATGAGGAACGGATGCGCGTCGAATACCGTGAATTGACCGCTCGTGCCGGCAGGCTCAGGGACATGCTGCAGCGGTATGCGGATGGCACGCTTGACTTCGAGCCCGTCTGTCCGATCAGCCTGTTGAGCAGGCAGCTCGACGTCATGGGCGCATACGCCAGTCTGCTCCGCTGCAGAGCCGAGATCGAACACGTCAACCTTGAAACCACTGAATAAGAAGAGAGGCCCCGCCAAGCCGGCAGAACCTCCAAGAAACCAACCACCATTCTAGCCGGAAGCGGGATCACTCATGAACAAATGCCAACAATGCGGCGAACCAGCACAAACCACCCTCTGCAAAACCTGCGCCAAACACATGCGCCGACAAATCGCCAGTCTCGCCAAAACCATCCCCGAACTCCGCGCGCTCGCCGAACGCAAGGCGCACATTGGCGAGCGCGGTGGTGGTGTGCGTGGTGGTGAGCCTGGTCTGCCGGTGAGTGTGCATTGGTTGGAGGTGTATGAGGAGGCGGCCCGTTTGATGCTTCGGTTGGCTGGTTGTGTGGATTTGAAGTGGATGCTGTTGCCTGTCGAGGGGTGGCGTCCGGCGTATCGGGCGGTGTGCAGGTCGTGGTCGCGTGTGGTGTGTTCTCCGTCCGCGGGCGAGCTGGCCGATCGGCTGGACGGGATGCTTCGGCGTATCGACAGGTTGTGCACGCCGTCGGATGGTCGCGTGACCGTCGTGCAGTGTCCGGATTGTTCGGCGTCGTTGGCGGTGCCGCAGGGTATGCGGGATGGCTGGTGTCCCGCCTGCGGCGAGCGCCTCGATCTGGATATGCTGGTGTCCGGCCGTGTGGATGCCGCGGGCCGGGCCGTCATGACGTGCTCGCCTGCGGAGGCGGCGGACTGGCTGACCGATCGGGCCGGCCTGCGTACCACGCGCAAGCAGGTGTCGAACTGGTTGGCGCGCGGCAGGCTTTCGAAGGCGCGTCGATTGGGGCATGGCGTGTGGGAGTTCAACCAGGCCGAGCTCATCGAGGTGCGTAATCGCGCATAGTTGCGCATCCGGCTGAGTCCATGTATTCTGTAAAAGAACTTGCACCATGCCCGAAGGGGCTGGTGCTTTTCTTTTACCACCCAGCCCCTGTAGCTCAGTTGGCAGAGCAGCGGTCTTTTAAACCATGGGTCCTCGGTCCGAGTCCGAGTGGGGGCACCGCAAAAGGGAGGCGGCATGGACATGCCCATCGTCATTGTCGGCTCATGCGTGGCGTTCGCCGCCTGTCTCATCACCCTATGGCTGATGCCATGAGCAATCCACGCTACCATAACGGCCACCGCCGGCGGGAGGTGCAGGCATACTATCGCGCACGCCGCGCCGACTGCTACATCTGCGGCAGGCCAATCGACTACAGTCTGCGGCCGCCGGATCCATGGAGCTTCGTTGTGGACGAGACCGTGGCCATAGCCAACGGCGGCCGCGTCTGCCGTGCGAACAGCGGGCCGGCGCACCGCTGGTGCAACGCGGTCAAGGGTACGCACACGCTCGAATGGGCGCGCGCCGAAGTGAAACGAAGACTCGCCGGCGGCAAGCCCGCAGCCGCATCGAAGCCGCGCGACTTCGAGGCCGCCGACTGGTGAAGCCCACGGGAGGATACCCCCGTCGTCGTTTCGGAGGCGACCTCGTGTGCAGCGCCTATCTCTCTCCCCGCGAAAAATAATCGTCGCCGGCGACACCATCGACGGCAAAGGAGGCGCCATGCCGATCCGGACCTGCGCGCAATGCGGCCACGCCATGCCGAAAAACGCCAGCGCCAAACGAAAATACTGCTCGGACAACTGCCGAAAGCTCGCCAGCAAGCACAGACACTCACCACAACACCAAACGTCGCCCACGACGCCGCCAGCCAGCGAACCGTCGCCACAGCAGCCGACCGCGCCGGCCACATACCGCGACCTGCTCGAGGTCAGCCGAACCGCGCTCATGCGCAACCTCAAGGACTCGCACTGCCCGGCCACCGCCGTCGCCGGACTAAGCAAACAGCTCCTCGCCGTCGGCAAGGAACTGCTCGAGATGGACCGGGAGAAGGAACCAGACCCGATACTCGACGACCCGGAGGAGATGGCAGATGGCATCGAAGACGAACCCTTCGACGCCGAAACTATCTGACGCCGCCCGAATCCTGAACATCCCCGACGGCATCGCCACCACCGGCTTCGGCCGCGTCCGCCGCGTCGCCGACCGGCTCGGCATCCGGTTCGACCGATGGCAGGAGGGCATCGGCACGCTCATGCTCGCCAAACGCGCCGACGGCACCTACGCCAGCTCGGTCGGCGGCATCGGCATGAGCATCTGCCGACAGACAGGCAAGACCTTCACCGTCGGCACCATCATCGTCATCCTGTGCCTGACCACACCAAACCTCAAGGTCATCTGGACCGCGCACCGCACACGAACCTCGGCCGAAACCTTCAAATCGATGCAGGCGCTCGTCAAACGCCCCGGCCTATCACGACACTGCAAAGCCATCCGCCAGACCAACGGCCAGGAGGAAATCGCCTTCGCCAACGGCAGCCGCATCCTCTTCGGCGCCCGCGAACAAGGCTTCGGCCGAGGCTTCGCCGCAGTCGACGTCATCATCTTCGACGAAGCGCAGATCCTCACCGAAAAAGCCCTCGAGGACATGATCCCGACCGCCAACGCCGCGAAAAACCCGCTCATCATCCACATGGGCACGCCACCCAGACCGGTCGACCCAGGCGAAGTGTTCACCAGCCGCCGCACCGCCGGCCTCGCACACGACCCGGACAGCACATGGATCGAGTTCGGCGCCGACCGCGACTGCGACACCGCCGACCCCGACGCATGGGCCCAGGCCAACCCGAGCTACCCGCACCGCACGACCGCCAACGCCATGCTCCGCATGCTCAAGAACCTCGGAGAGGACAGCTTCAGGCGCGAAGCCCTCGGCATCTGGGACCAGGACACCGAACACGCGGCCATCGACCCGGAACTCTGGGCACAGGCCGCCACACCGGAACGAGCATCCGGCGGATGGACAGCCATGGCCATCGACATGCCGCCACACCGCGGATGGATCACCATCGGCGCATGCCAGGCCTACGAGGACGGCACCGCATACATCGACATCGCGGCACTCAAAGGCGTCAGGAAACACGGCACCAAATGGCCCGTCGATTTCCTCGCCCGCCGCTGGCCGCACCTCGCCGCCGTCGTCATCGACGCCCAGTCACCGGCCACGGTGCTCATCCCCCCACTCAAAGCCGCCGGCATCGACGTGACCGTCACCAGCGCGAGCGACATGGGCAAGGCATGCGGGCGTCTCCTCGACATGCTCCAATACCACGAACTGCGCCACAAGCCGGACGTGCGCCCGCTCGACCAGGCCGTGGCCGGCGCGACCGTCCGCAAGATCGGCGTCGAAGGCGCGTTCGGCTGGAACAAACTCGGATCCGACGTCGACATCAGCCCGCTCGTCGCCGCCACCCTCGCCCTGCACGGCGCCGTCACCAGCACCCGACGGCCGGGCGACGAACCAGAACAAAGGATGATCGAACTGCCATGACACTCCTCGAACCACTGCCGGCCACCGTCGCCGGCCTGACGCCCGACGAAGACGACGCCTTCCGACGCCTCACCGCGAAAATCATCCGCCACCGCACACGCAACCGCATCCGAACCGTCTACTACAACGGCCGCAACGAACTCCACGACCTCGGCTACAGCCTCCCACCGATCGCCAAAGACGTCGAAATCGTCGTCGGATGGCCGGAAAAGGCAATCGAAGGACTCGCCAACCGCGTCGTGCTCGACGGCATCACCACCCAGGACGGCAGCGACCTGAGCAAACAGGTCAACGACCTGCTCGACGCCAACGACCTCGCCCAGACCGCCGAAAACGCGCACACCGACGCCCTAGTCCACTCCTGCAGCTTCGTCGCCGCGCTCCAAGGCACGCCGGACAGGGGAGAGCCCGCCGCGATCATCCAGGAGTTCCCCGCCGACGTCGCCACAGGCACATGGGACAGCCGCATCCACGGCCTCACCGAAGCCCTGCTCTACGACGTCGACGAGGACGAGACCTACGGCCGGCAGATCCGCGCATGCTACCTCATGCTCCCAGGCAAACTCATCGGATGCGCGATGCGCGACTGGCAGTGGAGCGTGTACGCGCGCACCGCATGGCATGGCCGACTGCCCGTCGAACTGCTCGCATACCGGCCGGACAGCAAACGACCGTTCGGCCGATCGCGCATCAGCCGAACCGTCATGAGCCTGACCGACAGCGCCGTGCGCACCTTCCTCCGCAGCGAAGTGCAGGCCGAACTCTACTCGGTCCCACCCAGATACTTTCTCGGCGTCACCGAGGACATGTTCCGCGGCAAGGACGGCAACCTCAAGCCACGATGGCAGATCATGCTCGACCAGGTACTCGCCCTGCCGCGCGACAAGCAGGGCAACCTGCCGCAGGTCGGCACGTTCACCCAGGCGAGCTTCGAGCCGCACGCCGCGCAACTGCGCCAGACCGCATCGATGTTCGCCGCAGCCACCAGTCTGCCGCCCGACTCGATGGGCGTGCTTACCGACAATCCAAGCTCGGCCGAGGCGATCGACAAGGCCGTCAAGGAACTCTGCCTGAACGCCGAAAGCTGCCAGCGGCGCTTCGGCCCAGCATGGGAACGCATCATCACCACAGCCGCCCGCATCGCCGGCGACGGCCAGGCCTCCGCGGTGTCCAGCCAATGGCGCAACCCGGCAACGCCGAGCCGCGCCGCCGCCGCGGATGCGGCCGTGAAGCTCGTCGGCGCAAACATCCTGCCGGCCGACAGCGACGTCACCTACGACATGCTCGACCTGAGCGACCGGCAACGCCAGACCCTCCGGCGCGAGCAACGCGCCAAACGAGCACAGCAGGCGCTCGACCGCATCGACCAGACCATAGCCACCCAGCAGCAAGGAGCCGACAATGCAAACGGACAGCCAGCTGCCGAAGACGCAGGAAGCCCTGGACAAACGGCTCGACCAACTGCATGACGCCTACCTGCAACGACTCGAACGCCTCAAACTCGAATCGGGATGGAGCCTGGATTCGATATGGGGAGACGAGCACTGGTATCCGGACGACGAAAGCCGATGGGAAGCCGCCTGTAAAGAAGTGAAAAGCTACAACGACAAGGCCGCGCAGGCCGCCGCCGACTACTTCGAGCAGATCCGAAGCGAATGGTCGAACTACCTCGGCAATGACCTGCCGGACTTCGACCGCCAGCCACTCCCGGACGCCGGCCGCTCGGTCTGGAAACTCGCCGGAGGCTCCAACAACACCGACTATCCGGGACTCAGATACGAAGACGTCATCCCCGACGCCAACGGCCAAGTCCACAACAAATACGGCCTGCGCATCGACGACCTCTGGCCAAAACACGCGGACCTCGACCAATGGAAAACGTACCTGCGGCACGTCGTCTCCACAAGCAGCCGCATCGGCATGCTCGACCAAATCGGATCAGACCCATCGAAACCGCGATGGGCCAGAGTGCCGGTGGGGGAGACGTGCGAGTTCTGCGTCATGCTCGCATCCCGCGGCTTCGTATACCTGACACGCGAGACCGCCAGCCTCGGCGGCGGCTTCCACAACGGCCGATGCGACTGCAACATAGTCCCATCATGGGGAGAGCGGCACATCGCCGGCTACGATCCGGACGCGCTCTACAGGCAATACAAGTCATGCGCCGACACCATATCCAACCTCACCACCCAGGACAAATACAAGGACTACATCTCAGCCCTCTCCGACAAGGAGAAGGCCAAAGCCCCCGAATACAAGAAATGGAAACGCGACCTCGAACTCGCCGAAATGCGATGGCGCGACCGCACATGGCTCAACACCGGCACACCGCCACCGGTCGGTTACAACCCGCCGGAACTCCAGAGGAAAATATCAGACATCCGCCCGCACGAAATACGAACGGCGCAGCGCCTCGCCGACAACGGAGTAAAGGCAACCTTCAAGATCGACGTCAAGAAGGTCCCCAACGAAAACGGCAAAGGCACGCACGACATAGGATATGCGGATCTCGAAAACGGCATCGAGATCAAGACGCTGAAAAACACATCATCGACAAACACCATCAACTCTCATCTGAAATCGACATCGAAGAAACCGGACGCCAAAACGGTCGTCATGGACAACAGCGAAAACGACGGAATGTCAGATGAAGACCTCATCGCCTGCATCAGAAGATGCCTGGCCTTCCGCGGCGGAAAAGTCTACATCATCCGCCACGACGGAAAACTCGCCAGAGCACGATAAAGGCCTCAATGTCACCAAATGGTGTCAATGAGACCTTTATCGGCATCAATTATAACACAGCCAAGGCTGGCTACCGAAGAGGCCGAACGGAGCCGACTGTAAATCGGCCGCGCCACACGCGCCACGCAGGTCCGAATCCTGCGCCAGCCACTCACCGCGGACCCCGCACGCCGCGTCGCTAACCGTGCGCAAAACCAAAGGAGCACCAATGCACTTCATCCTCCGCCACCGCCGCAACCTCATGCGCCACCTCCTCCTCATCGAAGGCGGAGAACCGCAAGGAGGCGAAGGCGAGCCACCCGCAGGCCAGAACACCCACGGCGAAGGCGACAACGCGAAGAACACCACGACCGACAACGCCAAGGAGTTCAGCCACGCGCTCGCCGCCCGCGTCGAAGAGGAAAAAGCGAAACTCGAAGCCAGATACGCCGGATACGACGAATACAAGGCCAAAGCCGCCAAATACGACGCCGGTGAAGGCGACAACGCCGCGAAGCTCGACGCAGCCGACAAGAAGATCGAATCGCTGACGAATGAGATCGCCGCGCTCAAGGCCACCGCCGAACGCGAAACCCTCATCGGCCAGATCGCCAAGGACACCGGCCTCGACCGCGACGTCATCGACCGGCTCAAAGGCGACGGAGACGAACTCAAAGCGAACGCGAAGGCGCTCAAGGACAGCCTCAAGCCAAACCTCGGACTGCCCACCCCACCAGCCAGCAAAACAGCCACCGCAACCACTGGCAGCATGACGCCGCTGCAGCTCCTCTCGCAAGCCTACGCGGCCAAATAACCATCAGAAAGGAACACAACCATGGCACTCAACCTCACCGAGGCCGCGAAGCTCTCCACCGACACCCTCGCCAAGGGCGTCCTCGAGACCTTCACGCAGGTCAGCCCGATCCTCGACCGCATCCCCCTCATGAACATCGCCGGCAACGCCTACGCCTACAACGAGGAAGACACCCTTCCGGGCGTTGCCTTCCGAGGCGTCAACGAGTCCTACACCGAGTCCACCGGCACCTTCAACCAGAAGAGCGAGAAGCTCGTCATCCTCGGCGGCGACGCGGACGTCGACAGGTTCATCCAGCAGACCCGCAGCAACGTCAACGACCAGCGCGCCGAACAGACCACGCTCAAGGTCAAGGCGATCAGCTACAAGTACCAGGAAACCTTCTTCAACGGCGACACGGACGTCGACACCAAGAGCTTCGACGGCCTCAAGAAGCGCCTCACCGGCAAGCAGGTCATCGACGCCGCCACCAACGGCATGCCGATTCTCGGCGACTCCAACGCCGACATCCACAGGTTCTTCGACAAGCTTGACGAACTGCTCGGCGCAGTCCCAGGCATCAACCCCACCAACGGCGCCATCTACGCCTCCGCGGCCATCATCCGCAAGATCGGCAGCGCCATGCGCCACATCTCCTACGACACCACCCTCCAGCAGGACATCGTAGGCAAGCGTGCCATGCAGTGGAACGGCATCCCGCTGCTCGAGGCCGGACAGACCACCGCCGGCACGGAGATCCTCGACAACAACGAGACGCAGGGCACCAATTCCACCACCACCAGCATCTACGCCGTCAAGTTCGGTTCGAGTGAGGGCGACCAAGGCGTCACCGGCCTGACCAACGGCGGCGTGCAGGTCGATGACCTCGGCCAGCTGCAGGAAAAGCCCGCCTACCGCACCCGCATCGAGTTCTACTGCGGACTCGGCGTGTTCTCCGGCCGTGCCGCCGCACGACTGAAGGGAGTCGTCAATGGCTGAGAAGCTCGACGTCACCCCGCAGGAACCGGCCGAGGAGATCGGCGGGGACACCCCGGCGCAGCCGGAGGAGCCCGCCACCACTCCGGACCCGCAGCCGGAGGAGCCCGCCCCGTTCCCTCCCGCCGGACACCGCAGCGAACGATTCGACGCGGTCCGGCCGGACGGCACGCATGTGACCGTCACCCGCGACATCGACACCGGCGAGCAGCTCGTCACGGAGGCATGACCATGGCCGGCCCCTTCGCCGCCGCCGACGACCTCGAGGAGATCTGGCGGACGCTCGACGACACGGACAAAACCAAGGCCGAACGCCTCCTCGCCGCGGCGAGCCGCAAGATCCGCCTGCAATGCCCCTCATGGGCGCAGGCGGAGGAGGCCGAGCCGGGCATCTGCAAGGACATCTGCTGCAACATGGTCAAACGCGCCATGGTCGCCGAGGAGACGAATCCCGAAGGACTCAGCCAGGGATCACAGACCACCGGCCCCTTCGCCGACAGCTGGTCGTACAGCAACCCAAACGGAGACCTGTACCTCACATCCAGCGAGCTCGCCGACCTCTCCGCCGTCGGGAGCGGCCGCATGTTCACCATCGCCATGACAGGAGACGACACATGAGGACGCCATCGACCGAAACCATCGAAGTGTGGCGCGGCCAGCCCACGACCGACACGGAAGGCAATCCAATCCAAGGCAAGCCCGTCCGTGTCGGCGCATTCCAGGCGGTGGTAGCCCCATCCTCCACCATTGACCAGGTCGAGGAGAACGCCAATCCACTGACCATCGAATACACGATCCACATCCGCGGCAGCCAACCGACAGGCATCCAGGCCACCGACCTGCTCGAGGTCAGAGGCGTCCTTCTGCCAGTCAAAGGCAAACCGCAAGTATGGAACAACACCCACGGACGCCACATCGGCGACGTCATCACCGTCGGAGAACGAAAAGGATAAACCATGGCCAAACGATGCAGATTCGTGTTCAACCGCAAGGCGTTCAGCCAGCAGGTGCTGAAGAACGAGACCCTGCGTGACCGCATGCGCGACGCCGCCAACGAGGCCGTCACCGACAGCCGCTGCATGGTTCGCGACCATAACGGCGCGAACCGCAACGGCGTGGCCATCCTCTGCCCCGCACCCGTGGAGAAGGCGCACGGCACGCTAGAGGACACGCTCGGGAGGATGCGCGTATGAGCATCCCCGTCACCCCGCGGCGCACGGAGCCGCTGCTCCTGCCCAGGCTGCGGGAGCTGTTCCCGGACGTGACGTTCGACACGATCGAACGCAACGACCTCGAACCGCCTTTCGCCGAAGCCACATTGGCCGACTCCATGCAGGGCATGAGCACTCCCATCTCCCAGGCCGTGCGGCTGCGGCTGGGCGTGCGCTGCATGAGAGAGGACCATACGGGCGACTGGGACAAGGCCGCCCGCCTGTGGGCCGCAATCGCAAGGGAGATCATCAGGCTCGGAACCGTCGCGCCGCTCATCGACGCGTCACTGGAATCCGGGCCGGTACGCATGACCGACGAGGACAAGAGACTGGTGTGCGCGTACGGCGTGCTCCTGCTCGAGGTCTCCGTCGCCTGAACTGAAAACACAAGAAAAGACAAGCAAAGACGTGCCGCCACACGCAGAACGGAAGCGAGGTGCAGACAGGAATGTCTGACAGCAACGAAGAAACCACCGCCGTCGAGCAGACGGCATCCGAAACCAGTCTGCAGGACGGGCTCGGATCGACCGACTATGGGTACGTGTCCAGCGGCAATACCGCAGGCAACGTGCGCCTGATCAAGAACTACGCGCTGTTCCTGTTCCCCAAGGGCGACAGCACGTTCACGGCCCCGACCGGAGTGAACTGGGCGCCGCCGTCCAACAAGAAGCCGATCGGCTATTCCACCGAGGACGGGGCCGTACTGCATCCGGAGCCGGGCGACTCCACCGACTACAAGGCGCACAACGGCGACATCGTCCTGTCCGACACGGATCCGGGCTACTGGACGCTCCAGCTCGCCGCGATGGAGGGACGCAAGGACGTGGTGTCCGCCTACTTCGACGTGGATGTGGAACCCGACGGCGGCATCAGCATCAAGGGCGCCGGCCTGAAGAAGGAGTGGATCCTCGTCCTGGTCGCGCTCGACCAGCGGGACCGTCCGTTCCTCCTGTACGGCACCAACGCGAAGGTGTCCGACCGTGACGACGTGAGCCTGAAGTCCAGCGAGATCATGAACTTCAGCATGACGTTCAAGATGCTCAAGGGCACTAACGGCGAACAGTTCCACGCGTGGGGCCTCGTCACCGAAGACGCCAAGTAGCCCATTGATTCTTCCCGTGCGGCCGATGGCGGTCGACCGCACGGGACCATTACCCATAACCGCCGATAACCATGAAACGGAGACGAAATGAGCGACAACACCTACCATGTCGTGGACGTGGACCTTGCCGACGCGGAGGAGCTCAAGCCCGACGTGCACCTCGAGGTCGCCGGCGTGAAACTCGACCTGCCGAACCTCAACAACGCGGAACTGCCCATCGAACTCGTGCAGGCCATCCTCCTGGTCAAGAGCAGGCCGACGCTCTCCGACGAGGAGACCAGCGCGTGCATGGCCGCGTTCCTCGCGTACTTCCAGGCGATGCAGCCGAACTTCTGGAACGTGCTACGCAAAACCAAGCGTCCACTCCAATACCTCACCGCCACGGTGAAGGCGTGGGCCGACGAATCCGGACTGGACCCAAAAGCGTTTACCTCGCCCACCTCTGGAACAACAATCGCGCGGCGTTAGCCTACGACTGGATCCGAGCGTACGGGCAGGTCTACAGGCCCGTACGCTTCCAGGAATGGATCGCGGGAGCCCGCCCGCGAACCGACTGGGGACTCGCATGGGCATTGACCCGCGAGATCCTCAAAGACCATACGAGCCACTCGTGGATGGCGTTGCAGAACGCCGTCTACGCACCAAGCGCTGCCGAACAGGCCATGTGGCTGACCGCGCCGGAACGGCAGAAACGCCCGTGGTTCGACCACGGGCACGATCCCCTCCGCCAGCCGACACCGACACACAGCCTCACGCGCAGCCAGCGAGACGACAGGGAACGGCTCAAGGCCTACTTCCACATCAACGACGACCTCTGATCCCGACCGCCATCGGAATCCCGACACACAGTAAGGAGCACGATGGCAGCACAGGACATCGGCGTCGCATACGTCCACGTCGAACCATCCGGCAAAGGATTCGGCAAAAGCATCGAAGGCGACATCGGCGACGCCGTCAGCAAAGCCTCTAGGAAAGGCTCCAACACCCTCATCTCGACGATCGGCGGCGCGTTCGGCAAGATCGGCAAGGTCGGCACCGGCGCGATCGCCACCATCGCAGGCGGCATCACCGCCCTGGCCGCCAAGGGCGGCTTCACGCGCGCCCTCAACATCGAGAACGCGCAGGCCAAGCTCAAAGGCCTCGGCCACGACAGCGCCAGCGTCACCGAGATCATGAACGACGCGCTCGCATCCGTCAAGGGCACCGCGTTCGGACTGGGCGACGCCGCGACCGTCGCGGCCAGCCTGTCCGCCTCCGGCGTCAAGGAGGGCGGACAGCTCACCAAGGTCCTCAAGACCGTCGCCGACACCGCGCAGATCAGCGGCCGTAGCCTGACCGACATCGGCACGATCTTCGGATCGGTCGCCGCCCGCGGCAAACTCCAGGGCGACGACATGCTCCAGCTCATGTCGAGCGGCATCCCGGTCCTCCAGATGCTCGGCAAGCACCTGAACAAGACCAGCGCCGAAGTGTCCGACATGGTCTCGGACGGCAAGATCGACTTCCAGACCTTCGCCGACGCCATGCAGGAAGGATTGGGCGGCGCCGCCCAGAGCGCCGGCACCACGTTCGCCGGCGCCCTGGCCAACGTGAAGGCCGCGTTGAGCCGACTCGGCGAGACCGCGGCCACGCCGGTCCTCAACGGCCTGCGAGGCCTGTTCAACCAGGCCATACCGCTCATCGACTCGTTCACCGCCGCCGTGAAACCGACGCTGGAGAAAGTCGGCGCCGGATTGCAGAAGGGATTGGAGCAGGCAATCCCCACAGCGCAGGCGAAGCTCGCCTCATTCTCCACGTTCGTCCGGAACCTGCCGGGGATCCAGATGCTCATGGCATCGGTCACGAGCCTCAGGGCGCAGCTGTCAGGCCTGGCTGCCGCGATGGTCTCGCTGACCTCCAAACTGAACCTCGGCGGCGAGGCCTCCTCGAGATTCGGCGGCATCGTCTCCGCGCTCGGGAATCTGCTCGCATCGGCCGCGCAGTCCCTGGCCAACGCCGCGGGATGGGCGAAGACGTTCGTCAACACGTTCATCGAGACAGGTGCTCTCCAGCCCTTCCTGCATGCGCTGGCGAACCTCGCCACCGGACTTGCATCGGTGGCCACGGCGCTCGTCTCGGCCGCATCGCAGGCGCTCGGCTTCGACAACTCCGGGCAGACGGCGGGATTGGCGGCACAGCGGTTCGCGGCGGTCCTCGACACGCTCACCGGCGCGCTCATGACCGTGGGCGGCTGGCTGCAGTCGGTCGGGCAGTGGGCGCAGCAGAACGGCGCGCTGGTGTCCGGCGCCCTGAAAGCCATCGCCGTCGCATTGCTCGCCGTCAAGGGCTGGGACATCGTCTCGACCGGGCTGAAAACGGTTTCCGGCGGACTGAAGGCCATCTCCGCGACCGCCTCCGGCGTGGAGAAGACCGCCACGGCCGCATTCGATCTGATCGGCAAATTATCCGACGTGGGAAGCGCGGCGGGCGGCCTGAAGCAACTCGCCAGCTCGTTCAATATCGTCAAGGCCGCCCAATCGGCGTGGAGCTCGGTGACCAAGGCTGCTACCGCCGTGCAATTGGCATTCAGCGCTGCCTTGGATGCGAATCCGATCGGCATGCTTGTCGTAGCCATCGGCGCGGTCGTCGCCGCACTGACATGGTTCTTCACCCAAACCGAAACGGGCAAACGACTCTGGAACAGCTTCGCCACATGGTTCATGGGAATCTGGAACCAGATCAGCACCGCATGCCAGCCAATCCTGCAAACCATCGCCATATTCATCACCCAGACCATGAGCCAAATCCAGCAAATCTGGCAAACCGGATGGACACTCATCACCACCGTCCTCCAAAACGTCTGGAACGCAATCGGCCCCATCATCATGACCGCACTCACCGCGATCATCACCGGCATCCAAACATTCATCACCACCATCACACCACTCCTGCAAGCCGGAATACAGAACATCCAAACCATCTTCCAAACCGCCGCCACCATCATCAGCACGGTCTGGAACGGACTATGGAACACCATATCCACCGTCGTACAAGGCGCATGGACCATCGTCACCACAGTCATCAGCACCGCACTCGCCGTCATCCAAGGCATCATCCAACTGGCGCTCGCGGTCGTCAACGGGAACTGGAGCGCCGCGTGGTCGGCCATCCAGGGCATCGTGTCGGCAGTGTGGGGCGGCATCCAAGGTGTCGTCTCCGCTGGCATCGGCATGGTCAGCGGAGTGGTATCCGCCGCATGCTCGACCATCCGAAGCGTGTGGGCCGCGTTGTGGAATGGCGTCGGAAGCATTGTGTCGAGCGTCTGGGGCGGCATCGTCGGCACCGTAAGCAACATGGTTGGCCGTGTCGGGAGCGTCGTGAGCGGGATCGGCGGAACCGTCCGGAGCGCGGTGTCCGGCGCGGGAAGCTGGCTCGTCAGCGCGGGACGCAACATCATCCAGGGATTGATCAACGGCATCACAGGAATGGTCGGCTCGTTGTATTCCAGCATCACCAACGCGTTGTCGGGCTTGGTGGACAAGGCCAAGAACGCTTTGGGCATCCATTCCCCGTCGCGTGTGTTCCGCGACGAGGTCGGCGTGATGGTCGGACGTGGCATGGCATTGGGCATCGACGATTCCGCGCATGTGGTCAGCCGTTCCATGGATTCGCTCGTCTCCACGATGAGCCTCTCCGACGCGGACTGGTCGAAGACCGGCAGGCTGAACGTCACCACGGGCACGCCACCATCCATGAACGGGGGAGTGGTGCAGAACTTCAACGTCAAGGTCGTGCGCGCCGACTCCGATCTGGCATCGGCCAGCACGATACTCGTGCGCAACGCACTCCACGCGGCAAGGGGAATCTGATGACCGATATCGACTACACGGAACTCACCGTCGGCTCCGACACCATCCGCTTCGACGGAACGGGCGCCGGGACCGACGGCTACTACATCACGCAGGAAGGCATCGAGGGATGGTATTCGATGCCATCCATGCAGGTAACGTCCACGGCAAGAGGGCAAGGGGACGGCAATCACGACATCCAGGATGACGATATCCACTACGAGGCGCGCGTCATCACCATGCACACCATGATCGTCGGCGACCGCACGGATACGCTTGGAAAACTCGCTCGGCTGCGGCGATGCTCGCACCGGCACGTGCGAATTCGCGTGGTCGACGAACTGATGGACGCCTACTGCGAAGGGCGCGCCACCATCGACGCCACCGCGAAACGGGGCGAGCAGATCATCCCAGACGTAACCGTCACCATCGAATGCGACAGGCCGGAGATCCTCTCCTTTCGACCGCAACGCTGCCAGCTGCTGCCATCTATCGAGTCGGATCGCGTGGGCCTGTCCTATGGCCCTGCGGCGAGGGGATTGGCCTATCCGCTGTCCTACGGCGCGGCGGCCGTGGACGCGAGGAACGTGTGCACGCTGACGAACGACGGTTCCAGCCGCGCCTACCCGGTGTTCACGGTGCAGGGCCCGTGGCCGGACGGCGTGCAATTGACCTTCCCGGGCCTTGATATGAGCCTGGACTATGCGCAGGCGGTCGGCAGCGTGCCGCTCGTGCTGGACTCGCGCAGTCGTACGGCGAGCATCGGCGGCCTGGACGTGAGCCGCAACCTGCGCCAGCGCGGCTTCCCCACCGTGCCGCCGGGCGGCTCGACGGCGGTGAACCTGCAATCCGTCGGCGACGGGTACGTGACCGTCGAATGCCATGACACATACATTTGATCAAGGAGGGATTATGACTACAGCTTTGGGAGTGGCCCCCGATTCGACCGGCAGGGGAGTGGACCCGCCGACCCATCGTCGGATCATCAAGGCGCACTGGGAGAACACCGGCATCGTATGCGGCCTGGACGTGACGGGCCGCTCCGACCTGCGCTACAACGTGGCCGCTGGCGCGGCCGTCTGCTCGCGCGGCGATGCGGACGGATACACGGAAGCGTATTGGGGCGGCGGGCAGACCGCCGCCGTATCGGCCGGCGACCCGTCGAACCCGCGCATAGACGCCGTATGGCTCAAGGCGTGCGACATCTCGCAGGGCGACAAGGACAATCAGGTGGCCGTGGGCGTCACGCAGGGCACGCCGTCCGCGAATCCGGCAGCCCCGTCCGTTCCGGCCGGCTGCACCAGATTGATGAGCATGCGCATGCCGGCCGGCGCCTCGTCCACGCAATCGGCCACGATGGTCGACACGCAGGACTACGCGATCCCCTACGGCGCAAGCCTTGGCATCCTCGACCGCATCGCGGAGAACAAGGATCTGCAGGCGTCGTCCAATCCGGCGTACACGGCTCCTTTTCTGGTCGGCACGTTCAAGATGCCGACCGACCGCAATCTGCTTCTGACCATGTACGCGTGCGTGAGCACTCCAGGCAAGGACGGGTCCAGGGGCGTGGCCGCTGTGCGTTTCGTCATCGACGGGAATCCGTACACCACGAGGAAAATCGAATACACGGATTCGTGGGTGACGCATGAATGCACGTGCTCCCTCCAGCTTGCGAAGGGCCAGCACACCATCGGCGTCGCGATGTTCAACGAACAGGGCCCGGGCTATGTGACGCATTACGGCGTGAAAGGCGGCGACGCGTATGTGGGCCGCGTGCTTGTGGTCAAGGACGAGGGGGTGGCGAGATGAGCTGGCGCGCATGCCTGTGCGACACGATGACCGGCCTGCTCGGCCAGCAGATCGATATCCCAAGCTTCACGTGGTCGATGACTGTCGGCGACTCCAGCTTTTCCACGACGAGGGACAAGGGCGTGGGTGAGGACGAGGCGTCCGGACTCCAGTTGCCCTGGTCGCAGATCCCCGGTTCGACGCCCACCGCGCGGGCGGATGCCCTGATGTGCGGGAAGCGTGGCCTCGTGCTCTTCTGGCACGGCGCCATGGACGGCGACGCCTCGTTGGGCACGCCGATCATCGGTGGAGTGTTCGGCGTCAGGTCGAGCAGACAGCAGGATGTGAGCATCCCGCTGGACAGCATCCCGACCGTGCTGGGCGACAGGATCCTCACGCACGAGGGCGGGTTCGGCACCAACCAGGCGCACACGGCACCCGGCGGATTCGCATGGCAGGGGCTGTCGCTGCGCGCGATCGCATGCGAGGTGATCCGCCAGTGCACCAGCGTCAAGCCGGGCGGCATGCTGCCGATCGACCTCCCATGGCTCAATGAGCGTGGCAATCATCAGCGCATGGACTATCAGGATTGGGATGTGCAGAATCAGTCGTGCAAGCAGATCCTGTCGAAGCTCGCGAACGTGATCGGCGGGCCGGACATGCAATTCCGACCCTATCTTTCGGATTCGCAGCATGTGAGGTATCGCTTCGAAGCGGGGTCGGATGGTGACGTCTATCTCGGCCAGAAGACCGTGCACTCATTGCACTACCATCCGCTCGGCGGCAGCATCGAGGATCTCAAGGTGGACCGCATGGCGCCCACGCAGCGTTTTTACGCCACGGGCGCGGGCAGTGACAAGGCGACCCTGTGCTGTCTGGCCGAGGACCTGACCCTATGCCGCCGCAGCGACCCATGGCCATTGCGCGAGGGGACCTATTCGGATTCGGACGCGAAGAATTGGGACGTCTTGAAATCGCACGCGCAGGCCAAGCTCGCGGCCAATTCCAAGCCCCTCATGCAATTGAGCGGCACCATCAACGCGAACGACGTGGACGCTTCCGGCATGCCGTTGCATGCGCTCGGCACCTTCTGGCCCGGCGAAATCTTTGAAATTTCCATCACTGGCTATCCCGACCTTCCGGACGGATTGTACCGTCAGCGGCTCATGAAGATGAGCGGCGACCAGACGGGCAAGGTCACACTCTTGTTTGATATCTGCGAGGACCCCTGCACCTGACGCATGGGTCCTCTCTATTTTGGAGGTTATGACTCATGGCATCGCATGGCGAGATCAATCCAAGCGACATCGACCTGCTGCTCGGCACGAGCCTCAACGCTTTGGAGATCGCGAACGGCCTGCTCACCCGCAGGAGCGGCGATGTGTGGATCGACACCAGCGACGGTGGGGGCATACTCGCCGGAGGGAACGCCTCGGACGGCATCAACCGCGTCGACAAGGACGGCACCCAGCTGCCGCTTGTGGACACCAGCGCGATCGACAAGGCCGCCAAGGACGCGCAGCAGAAGGCGGACGCCGCGGCGGCGAAGGCCGACCGGGTGCGTTCCGACTTGCAGGCCGAAGTGGACAAGGTAAGCGCGAAAGCGGATGACCTGAGCAGGACCGGCGACCAGTTGGCCGGCCAGATCACCGACATTAAAGGCACCGTCAACGGGCAGCGGACGCAGCTGACCGAGTTCGGACAGAAGCTCGAAGGCGAGATCACACGCGGCGACACGACCGTGAAGAGCGTGAGCGAGCTGGAGCAGACAGTGACCGGCCTGTCGTCCACTGTGTCGCAGACCACGAAGACCGCTTCGGACGCTTTAAGCAAGGCCACGACTGTCGAGCAGACCGCGAACGGACTGAAGGCCACGATCAGCAAGGATTATCAGACCACCGTCCAGGCGAACGGGAAATACAGCACGAAGGCGGAGTTGTCGGCCACGAGCGATTCGCTGTCCTCGAAGATAACGGAGACGACGAAGACCGCGAACGGCGCGATGGACAAGGCGTCCTCGGTCGAGCAGACCGCCAGCGGCCTGTCCGTGAGGATAACCGAGGCGGCATCCGAAGCCGCCTCGGCGGTGCAGACCGCCAACAGCCTCAAAAGCACCGTGGAATCCAACACGGCGAACATCACTCAGGTGGGGGAAACAGCGGACGGCCTCGTCACGCGCACCAGCAGCCTCGAACAGAATCTGAGCGGTTTCAAAAGCGAAGTGTCGCAAACCTACACGCCCAGAACCGACTTCGACGGTCTGACCATCGGCGGCACGAACCTGCTCGTCAATTCCGATTTCAGTCAAGGATTGGCGAATTGGGTGCCGGAATTGCAGACGAACGGCGTGGGCACCGTGACCACGGACAAGCTGAGCGGCTTCGATTTCGCGAACACCATGTGCACCATCAACGTCACCGAACCCACTGCCGGCCCGTGCAGGATCTACCAGCTGCGCGACCCGAACCCCATGCGCGACGACATGGTGGACACGGTGAGCTTCTGGGCTAAAGCCAGCGGTGATGCCAGCCTGCTCGTCGGCAGAATGGACGACCAGCATTGGACCAGGATCGGCACGAAATGGAAACGCTACACGCTTACCGTCCAGAAATGGAACGGGTCGGATGCCTTCTGCGTGGCGGTCGGAGCGAATTTCACCGGGACGGTGAAGGTCGCGAAGCTCATGTGGGAGCATTCATCGAAGCCGAGCGCGTGGAGTCCCGCGCCGGAGGACATGCAGCGGGCGGGTGACTATTCCACGAAGTCATACGTCGACCAGACCAGCAAGTCGGTGGCCTTGGGCGTCGTGCAGAATTACAAGGGCGCGGACGGGTCGGGTCTGGCCACGAAAAGCGACATCACCGCGAGCGAGAAGAGCATCACGAGCACCGTCGCAAGCACTTACGCCACCAAGAGCGGAGTAACGCAGGAGATCGGCTCCAAGATCACGCAGAACAACTCCTCATGGGAGGCGCGATTCTGCAGTAAGACCGAAACCGATTCGAAGGTCTCCGCCGTGGCGAAGACGTCCATGACGGGAGTGCGCGTCGAATACGCGCTGTCCACGAGCAGCACGACCGCGCCCACGTCCGGATGGAGCACGACCGCACCGGCATGGCAGTCGGGCAGATACATGTGGCAGCGGACCGTCACCACACTGGGCGACGGCACATCCAAAACGAACGCGGCAACATGCATCACCGGTGCGACCGGTCAGACGGGACCGACTGGAGCGACGGGCAATGGTGCTAAGAGCATCACGCCCGAATACTACCTGTCCACCAGCGCGACCACCCAGACGGGCGGCTCGTGGAGCCCGAACATGACATGGTCGAGCGGCAAATACCTATGGACCAGATCCAAATGCGTGTGGACCAACGGCACGACCACCACCACGACACCGGTATTGGCCGACGCGCTCAACAACGCCAACACCACCGCTAGCCAGGCGGCAAGCAAGGCGCAGAACGCGCAGGACAGGGTCGCCGCGTTGGAACCATGCATCCAGATGACGTCGGACGGCGTGCGGGTCGGCAAGAAAACGAACGGCGTTTTCACCGGCCCATCCGCTTTGGTCGGCACCGACGGCGTCTTCCACGTGAAGAACAAGAACCCGGCCAACCAGATCACGGACGTGGTCCAGCTCGGGCAGGACAACATGGTCGTCAAGTCGAAGATTGCGCGAAGTGGAGGCGATTTCCTCGACCGTTTCATCATGGGGCCTTTTGGCGACGATCATTTCGCCATCCGAATGGAACCTTTATTGGACGGAAGCGGATCAACATCATCTGAGCCAGAACAGATATGGCAGACCGGATGGCAGAACTTCGCTCCCGGCAAAGGATGCAGTGTGGCCGGCCACGCGTCATACGGGTATCGCGGCGGATGCCTGCGGTTCCGAGGACGTGTCAAGACCACGATCGACGGCGACAACAGCCTTTTCGCCAACCCTGGCGTGCTCAACCTGTGGGTGTCGTCCATGAACCGCAACTACCTCCTGCCCGCCTACCGGAACAACGCGCTCGGCTGGACCAACGCGTACATTCCGGCCGGCAGCAGGCAGGTGAGGATCTACGGCGTCTGGGACTGGGTGTCGCTCGACCAATTGAGCATCGCCCAATGAATCCAACTAAAGGAAAAACAAAAAGGAGGCCATCATGGCCAATGACAACGAAACAACTGCGCAGGACGGCGTGCTCGACCTGCGCCCACCCAAAGGCAGCATCGTATACCAGCTGCTCCGTCTCGGGCTCGCGTTCGACCACAGCGACGCGGACGGGGAGGTGTGGTGCGACTACACGCGCGGTGTGACGGCCGTGTTCAAGGATCGTCAGGCGGGAGAGGTGACCATCTCTGACATGGATGCCAAGGTCGATGCCACGGTCTCGGCCACGGAGCTTGCCGCCGTCACCGAGATCAAGACATGGCGCAGTGATGGTGGTACCAAGGGTTAGGCGTCCTGTTTCCTTGTCTGTTTTGTTGTTCCCGTCGTTTCAGGCGGGTTTTCTCTTTTCCTAGGAGGTTATGTTGACTCAGATTAATTTCAATTTCGGCCATCCAAGCGCCGATGGCGTCGCGGTCCTGGCCGACGAACTGGCGCATGTGGTGCCGACCGGTCGGTTCGGGAACGGCAGTCGAAGAGGCTTGACCTATGGGGGAGCCGATGCCGCTCGCGTGAATTCCAAATCACGTCAATTTCGACGGGTTTAAAAACCATTGAATCAAGGGAGGAATCGATGTGATCGAATCTTTTCTAGCGGGCGTCGGGGGTGTGGGTGGCGCGTGCGCGCTCATCACGCTCGGCCTTAAAGTCTGGCCGGGCGCGTTGGACGCGTTGGCGACCGGCCTGTATTCGCACGTGCGGCCGGAACGACTGCCCTATGACAGCCCGCTTTCACAGCATTTCGCAAAAACACGGACCTTGGGAGAGCGGACATCGAAAATCGACGACCGCATGGACGAGTTGTGCCGTGACACGATCAAAAACACGATCATCAGCCTGATCTACGGCGACAAGGACACCGACCACAGCGAGGCCGTCAGCTACGAGCTGTCGAAGCTTGAGAAATTGGACGCGCAATGCTGGATAGTCGCTGCCGCCGAAAAATACTTGGAGGACAGGCAATGAGCGGCCCAGTCGCGTTGGGCGCGTATTTCATCCTGCTTGCGCTCATTCTTATCTTCAATCATTCGGCGCACAAGCGCTGAGCATTTTTCAACCATAAGGCCATTCGTGATCGGATGGCCTTTTTTCATGCCCCAAAACGGGGCGGAAGGAGGAAACGCCATGGACGAGAACACCGTCATGACACCTGAAATGACACCGCAGGGCGACAGTCTGCCGCCCGAGAACATTCCGGTCGTGTCCGAGGAGGATGCGGCCAAGGCCGTAGAGGGATTGGAGGACTGAGCATGGCAAGCGTCAGCGCTTTGATCAACCGCATGCGCTACTGGTGCGCCGTGGCCAACATGGGCTACTCGCAGGCGGACCGCTGGAACTTCAACCCCTCGGGGGGTAATTGCGATTGTTCCAGCCTGGTCATCCACTGTCTCAGGGAGGCTGGATTCGACACCGGCAGCGCCACCTACACCGGCAATCTGAGCGACAATCTGACCAAGCGCGGCTGGACTCGTCTGCCCGCGAACGGCAATCCGCAGGCTGGTGACATCCTGCTTAACGATGTGCACCACGTGGCCGTGGCTCTGGGCTGTGGCAGGCTCGCACAGGCAAGCATCTCGGAGCGCGGCACCGCATACGGAAAGGCTGGCGATCAGACTGGCCGCGAAACCAACATCCGCGCATGCTACAGCTATCCGTGGGATTGCTATCTGCGATACCAGGGCGCCCAGTCTTCCGCTCCAGCCGCAAATTCCGGTGCCATCGCAGTGGACGGCAATGTTGGTCCGGCCACCGTGCGCCGTTGGCAGCAGGTGATGGGCACTTCGGTGGATGGCATCATCAGCGGCCAGCAGGTGCCGGACGGCAGGACCTACGCGCGTCCCGCAATCGATTCGAGCGTGGTCCGCTACGGTGCTGGCGGCAGTGATCTGATCCGCGCCGTGCAGCGCCGACTCGGCTGCGGAGTGGACGGCCTGCTCGGCCCGGCGACCATCAAGGCCATCCAGGCGCATTACGGGTTGGCTCAGGACGCGAGCTTCGGCCCCGCGACCGCACGAGCCTTGCAGTCGGCGCTCAACCAAGGACGATTCTAAGGAGGTTTAATATGGCTCAGCATGCAGCGCCAACGACTTTGGAGACCACGGTCAATAATCTGACCAACGAACGCGAAGACGGTCAGGACAACCAGCAGCCGACGGCTTACACGCCCGTCTTTTCCAAGGGCGTGCGCACCGTGGTCTACGTTGCCGGTCTCATCGCTTCATGCGTCGGCTTGGGTTTCATGACCTTCGGCGATGCTGCCGTCGGCGGCTACATTTCGACCGTCGCCGGCTTCATCGCCAGCGGTCTTGGCGTCGCCTACAATCCGCTGCGCCGTGATTAATTTTCGGGCGCGAGACTCAAACTCGCGCCGGAAACTCAACCTCGGGTGTGGAAAAATTTGCGGAATTATAGTATCCGTGGAATTTTTTACACCCGTTTTTTAACAACACATGCCCCTCTTCCGGCTTTTCGCCGCCGGGGGGGCGTCGTTTCGTGTTTTTCGTGCAGGATGACGGTTTTCGAGCTTTTTCCAAGGATTGCGAATAATATGTGAAGGGTATGGTTGTCGCACATCAGGAGGAGTCGTGGACGATGAAGAGGATGAATTCGACCGCGCGGAAGACGAAGACGGACATGGTGGCGCGCGGTTTCCGCGATGGCATGATCGCGGGGCTGACGGGACGCGTCAGGAGGTCGGAGCAGCCGAAGGTCATGTCGGCGGCGGAGATTCAATATCGAGCGTGGAACAGGGTGGGGCGGCAGATTCGCCATTCGATGGACAGCCTGTAGGACATTCAGGCATCGCGAGGATGGAGATGACCGCAATGAGCGGTCCTTTGCCCCCATCCCACGAGTTCGCATCCTACGAGAAGACGTTGCCGGGCGCTGCCGACCGAATACTCCGCATGGCCGAGGAGGCGCAGAAAGCCGACATCAAGGCCGACCAGGACATGAGGGACGCCTATCGGGAGGATAGACGCGCTGAGAATTGGGTGTTCAAGTTCACCTCGGCCATGTTCTCGACGGTGACGATCGCGGCTTTCGCATGCTCAATCGTGTTCGTGGCTCTGAAATTGGATTCGGCGGCCTATCTGAGCTTCGCCTGCACGTTCGCGTCGCTGATTCCGCGAATCGTGGAATCGTTCAGAGGTGGCGGACGGTCGAAGTAGTCCATGCATGAGGACGCCCCTCTTCCGGCTTTTCAAGGCCGGGGGAGGGGCGTCTTTTCGTTTTATTCGGACGTTTTGCGTTTGCGTGGCCTTCCTCCGCCGACACCGCGGCCGGGGCGTTGCGCGTTCCATTGGTCGATGGTCTCTGGCAGCCAGCCGCGCGTGCGGCCTATTAGGGCGTCCGGTTGGGGGAGCTTGTAGGCGCTGACGGCGGCTGTGCTGATGCCGAGGCGCTTGGACACGTCGGTGACGCTCAGGTATTCGATGGTCATGTCAGTCCTTCCTTCCGGCGCTGAGCGCGAAGACGGCGCTGACGATGGCGCATCCGGCGGTGAGCGCGAACGGCCAGCCGAACCATGCGCTAGCGGCGGTTCCGAGCGCGAACACCGCGCTGACTATCGATTCCGTTCTCATGATGTCCCATGGCATAATCGGAGATATGGGGTTCCGGCCCCTAGGTCTGGCCGGAACCCTTGCTCACTTCCTCTTCTTCGGTTTCCGTCTCATCTCCTTGATGAGTCCGGTCACTGCTTTGATGAGGGCCGCGAGGCTCGCGACGAGAAGCGAGATGCTGGTGATTATCTCCGATGGTGTCATGTTCACCTCCTTTCCTTGATATAAACTATATTAGCGCAATAAATAAAGTAATGCAAGCCGAAACACGAAAAACATAAGAAAAACAGCGGATTGATAGGCTCGACACCATGTAGGGTTGGAAATGGACAGAGATGGAGTCGATTACGGACCTGCCTTCACCGCTCTAGCTGCTTCACGACGTCAAAAATAGCCGATTTTCATATATTTGAGACAGTGTAGAGGTGGTAGCCTGAGTGGTAAACCATCACTCAGGCATATAAAAAGCCAATAAACAGAACGGCTTTCAGAGAATCAGCGATATTTCTGCTGGAAAACTGGAACAAATAGCGCTCGCCGACGCGCGCTCCACAAAAACGTTGGAATCAAGCCGTTTCCAGCGTACATATCATCGATACGCCATTTTGAAACGCGGGAATTTTTGACCAAAAATAGACTCATACGCCACAATTGGAGTGGTAATTCGAGTGGTAAAGCTCCACCACCTCAACCGGGGGATGTGTCATGGTCAGGAAGTTCGGCAAGATCGTCGTCAAGCCAAGCAAGGCCAATCCGAAATGGATCGAGGCATCCTATCTTACGCCCGTGTCCGCCTTTTCGGAATGGCCGGACCTGCCGAACCGCCAGACGGCCACCTTCCCCTGCACGCAGGACGGCAGGGACGAGGCCGCGGCATGGCTGACCAGGGCGAGACGGCGCATCGAGGCTGACGTGTGGGAGCCGGAGCGCATCGTCAAGCGCAAGGCCAAGGACACCGCCCTGACATTCGGCGAGTATGCCGCGAAATGGCTGGAGACGCGTGAGGGCGAAGGACTGCACGTCAACACCATCTACGGGATCCGATGCACGGTCAAACGGCTCATCGATGCATTCGGCGGCATGCCGATTGGCAAGATCACCTCGGCCGACATCGAGCGCTATGCGGCCACACTGCCGAAGGACCACCCATACGTCGGTCGAGAGCTGCTGTCCAAGCTCCGCCAGATCCTCGACGCCGCCGCGACCCCGGACCAGGACGGCTTCGCCGTCATCGCCAAATCACCATTCGTCATGCCGGTGCGCAAGCCCGCGCCCAGGGAGGAGACACCCGCCGCCACACCACAGCAGCTCCGGCGGATCCACGACGCCATGCCACGCAAATTCCGGCTCGCCATCACCCTCGCCATCTCCTGCGGAGGCCTGCGCATCGGCGAGGTCTGCGCCCTCCAACGCGGCGACATCGACCTCGACAACCGTCTCATCCACATCCGCCGCACCAGACTCACCCGCGCCCGCGTCATCGCCGGGCCGCCGAAGACCGCCAGAAGCAAACGCACCGAACCAATCCCCGAAGCCGTCATCCCCGAAATCCGCGCGCACCTCGCCGAATATGTGGCCGACCAGCCGGACGCATGGATATTCCCCAGCCCGCTGGACCATGACAGGCCGATCAGCACGGACGCCATGCGCGACGCCTACGTCAAGGCGAGACGCGCAGCCGGACGCGAAGACCTCCGATTCCATGACCTCCGCTCCACGGCACTCACCATGCTCGCCCAACAGGGCGCCACCGTCCGCGAACTCATGGCCGCAGCCGGACACAGCACCGCCATCATGGCCATGCACTATCAACGACTCAGCGAAGACAGACAGCGCGCGCTCGCCGACAAGGTGGCCGCCAGCATCACACCGACACAGACGGACACCGCACCAGCGCCGACTGAGACCGACAAGGACAGGGAGATCGCCGAACTCAAACAACAGATCGCACAACTCAAGGCGCTCGCCGACAAGGAATGATTTTGAGATAATCAGCGTTATTTTCCGTGAAACGTCCACAAAAGGAATAAGAATGAAAGGAAAAAGACAGTGAGAGGTTTGGCATGGCTGAATTGGTATGGAAGCAGGCGCGCGAAGCCGCAAGGAAGGTATTGGACGGAAACTGGGATCAACAGGTTCCCGTGAAGATCGAACAAATATGCAGAGCATGCGGTGTCACAACGTACAAGTGCATCATGCCGGACGATCTTTCCGGCATGATAGTGAAACGAGCCGCAGAGAGAGATGCGAAGGCTTTCATCGATAAGGAGGAGCCGGGTGTGCGCCAGCGTTTCACTCTCGCACATGAACTCGGCCATTTCATAGAGCGCACGGTCATAGCCCAGGACGACGAATACGGGTTCGAAGAAGTCCGTATGGGCGGACGCAGGGAGAAGGACTACTTCCCGCACGAGTTCTTCGCCGACGAATTCGCCGGCGCGATTCTCATGCCAGAATCAAAGGTCGAGGAATTCCAATCCGCCGGCAAGGACGTGGCAGCAATGGCGCAATTGTTCGATGTGTCAGTCGGTGCCATGAGAATGCGTCTGGATAATCTCCAAAGGCAATAGAAATGATGGAAAAGCCGAACGATTCAAACTACAACAGAACATTCAACTTTGGAGAGAGCTCCGACGTCAAGCTCTCTCCAACATTGAATACGCAGGCTGCAGAAATTGAAGAGGAATGCGATCCTCTCGGCCAGGACGCCAATAAATCCCAGCAGAAAGATTCAGACGAACTGGGGCACCTGATCGCAAAAGTATTACGCTTCCACCCATTTATGAGATTGTTCAATGTCTGCGCCACTTCCATGTATCTCGATAAGGAAAAAGGCGCACGTATGAGACTTTTCTCGAGAGTGCACCCCAAATTCAGAAGAGCATGCATGATCGGCGAATTCGCCTTCACCACGCTGCTCGCCGTTTTAATTATCCTGGCCATCTACTTCACCATCATGAAGTTTTTCGGAATCCAAATCACATGGCCGATTGTGCTGCCGTCTCCATGCCTCAGCTGAGAATCAAGCAAACCCCCGGCGCTCGCGGTAT